CTTCTTGGAATCGCACCCGTACCAACCTGATCTCGCATCTTGATATCCTTGGTACCAATCAGTTCATCCTGTAGCACACGGGCCACCTGTTCCCAACCTTCTCCAGCTACGAATGCTGTGACTGGTTTACCAAAGCGGCGACCTTCCCACCAAGCAGGATATAGACCAGTGAGATGATAAGCTGTTTCATAACAGGTGGATACGGTTTTACCAATACGATTGGCCGCTAGGATACCACGGCGAGCTGATGATCCAGTCTTGAAGAAATCTAGCTGATGTTGGAATGGCCTGAAGTATTTGAGTTGATTAAACTCCATATCATCTCGCACTGCTATGGCCAACTCCATGAAACTATCTTTGGTGAAGGTATCAAACATGGCCAGGCTTTCTGGTAGGAGGTCATGTTCCTCACAGACATGCCTTACAGCGCGACGCATCAATACATTAGAATCAATCATCCTTGAGGCTCATGCGCACTAGATTCATATGATACAGGGCCTGGCTTAGACTGGCCACTTCTTGATTGGAGAGTGGTTCTGCTATGTTCTTGTTGAGTCCATTCTGTAGACGCTCTGCTATCAAGCGTAGGATATGCTCGCATTGTTGAGGATACTTCTCCAGGAAGGCGCCACGGTGTGCGGCGTTGACCTTCTGGAGTATGCGAGTTTCTTGGACTAAACGTTCTTGTTCAGCCTGGCTCATATTAGGACCAAGGATTCTCTATAGATCCCTGATTGAACGCTACGAAGTCACGATCAATCCAGACTGACCATACTGAACCACTCTTGTTGACTTTCTTGCTTTCCATTAGGGTGCGGATCTTCTGGCCCATCTTGGTAAATGATCCATCCTTTAGGCGGATGGCCTGCTCACCAGTGCGTGGATCAATCCATACGATCTTTTCTGGGCGGCTGCGTCCATACTTGTCCAGCTTTTCACCTTGGGAATGTTTTTCCAAAGGTCCAATGATCTCATAGGATATACAACCATTGGCATAGGTCTTGAACTGTACCTTGACACGAGCATCTAGGGCACGCATCTCATAATCTGGATGTGGCACTGTGAAGTCGTGGAATATGCTCATTGGCTCTTCATCTGGTAAACGTGGATCACGTGGGGGGATGGCCTTGACTGGATCTTCTGGGATCAACTCTGTGTTGTCCACATAGGGATTGGCGCCTGTGACATAGCGTGGATCAACCGTCTTACCATTTAGGGTATCCAGGGCGACCTCATACTTCTTCTCAGGATCAATACCTTTGAGTTTGAGTGATACACCAGTGATGTCAAATACGAACTGTTCTAGTTCTTTGGCTGTGGGGAAATCAGCCTTGACACCAGCTAATGAGTATTCAATGCGTTCTACTTGTGGTTTGAGTTCTTCTACTGACATGGGCGCAGGAGCTTGGGCTTCCTGGACTTGTTCTACTGTGAGCTCTTCTGGTTCTTCATTCCAAACGTCAGTGGTTGGGGTATTAGTCTTTTTCATTTCATTTCCTTTTCAATATACTCAAGTATGGGTCTCATACTTTAGTGGATACTACTATGGGGGCAACGGGCCCCCTATTTCAACGCTTAAACTTGCGTGGTTTTACATCACTCTCTACTGACTCTAGGCGTGGATCTACTGTAGGAGGAACTGTTCTCATACCATAGGCCTTGTTGATGCTGTCAGCTAGATTGCTACGTTCTTTCTTACCTGATTGGAACTCACTGCGCTTGGTGTCGCGGCTAGCAGAGTTACCAATACGTGGACCACTAGCTTGATTGACATCGTCAACAGCATAGGGATTCTTACAGGACTTCATTCCTGGTGACTTTTCGTCATTTATTTTTACTTTGGCTGAATAGCTTGGGTTCTTAATCATTTTCTTTCCTTTAGGCTAATGGTGTGATATAAACCATATTGGTACCTGTCAATGCTATACAAGCCGCTACCAAGGTTGTAGTGAATCCACCTAGGTTAGCTAGATTTGATGTCAATGAAGCGGGGATATCTAATATGACATCATCTCCTGCTCCCATGACTAGACCTAGGCTTGAAGTACCTGGTACAGGGAAACTGGCTGTGCCTGTGGTGGTGTTAACATAAACACGCACCTGGACTGGATTGGCTCCAGTATTGGCCACGAACCATTTGTTGGTTGGGTATATGCTAGGTACTTGTACGCTAGAACTAGTAGCCGTGACTGACACTGCTACTGTTGCGCCGTTAGTGCTGATTGTTTGACTGACGAAGGCCATTATTTAAGATTCCCTTTGCGATTGTGTAGTTGGCGTTCCTGGCGCTTGTCTGGGTTACCAACATAGTTCATGTCGCATTTTGGATCCCACTTGCGAGCACCTGATTCAATATTAACACCAGCTCCAGCACCTACTGGACCAGCCTTGCGACCATCATAGCCTACATTACCTTTACGGTTAGGAGCTTGGCGCTCTTGGATCATATCTGGATTGCTGAATCCTTGGGCTGGATTGCCATCATACTTAGAATTCTTCTTGAAGCTTTTTAGGCCTGTTGGAACTTCTGGGATCTCAAATCCATAAGCGGAGTTCATATTGTTTTTCATTTTTTCTTTCCCTTGGGTGTGGTCTTGCTCTTAGACATCTTCTTAGCGGCGTCCCGCTTTACTGCGTAGGCTATGGCCACTGCCTGCTTCTGTGGTTTACCAGCTTTGAGCTCTGCTCCAATGTTCTTACCAAATGCGGCTTTGCTTGTTGATTTTACTAGTGGCATGTTATTCTTCCTTATTGTTATTTATATTATTCAGCGCAGATATGGCCTCAATGAATGCCATTTTCTTGGTCTCTACGGCCTCTCCAACATCCTCTACTGTGATATCAGCTAGGGTGGCCATTATCTTATTGCTGAGTAGATTATGATACTTGTGTGCCAGATGACTGTCTGTGGCACGTGCCTGGATGAAATCTTCTACCAAGAGTCGCTCATAAGGTATACCAGCTTGGTTCTCAATAGCTTCCAATAATCCAGCCACGGTGATAGTAGCTTTGGAGCCTTTGGGGCGACCAGCACCTGGGCGAGCTCCACCACGACCTGATTTTTTTTGATTTTCATTCATACAGTTATTTAGTCTTTTCATCCAAATGGGGGCAGATAGGCTGTGTATAATCGTCAAGATTGATAGAGTCTTTCGTTCTTTTCTTATAAGGACCCCTGACCTTTTTGACCACAGTCTTTTCTCGCATCCTAGAACAGCTTTTACCATCAGCTTGACAGCGACGCACTGTGGCTCGCGTGCCTGTGGCATAGACCTTTAGGTATAGGTGTACTCTACGATCTTCTACTATCAATCCACAGTCTGGACAGGCCTGTGTTACGGGATTGGCCACTAGACGACAAGTGTCTTCATAGTCTTCAGGGCTCATGCCTTTGGTATTGCGTGGTGAGTTGGCAGTACGCTCTAGGTGTGTTAGAGGTTTGATTAAGAGTTCAAACAGTTTGGGATCCATGCCTATATTTAGACATTGTAGATCCCAGGGGGTAGCATTAGTGGAGAAAGCCGCAAAATCTTATCACTCGCATAACCCTATGGCGGCTTGACGAGATCTACTCGCTATTTACACATAAAAAAACACCCCAGATGACCATAACTGGGGTGTCCAAAAACCTAGGAAGGATGGCGAATGGATTACGCCACCTAGGTTTTATAGTAGAGATCGTACATCCTTTCCCAATCCTGCTGTTCTAGATCCCAATCTTTGGCCTGTATATCATCTCTGTCTAATCTAGCTTTGAGTATAGTCTGTACCTGTTGATTAAATCCTTCTTTGCCCAAGAGAAACTCTATCATATGTCTATTGTCATAGAGTCTGATTAGTTGCTCAATCTCTAGATGATTGCGCAGGGGACTATGTATTTGTATATTGTTAATAGCCAATGTTGGTGATGATACTGGGTGTGTCATTGGTCTGCTTCCTCATCTCTATAGCTTGCCTAGCTAGATCTTTGTATTCATCTGTGAAATCACCATCATCTTTGATGAATCCCTGTAGTATACAGTTGACTTTACCTAGTATGTGATTGTCACCAAAGCCAATATCTCTAAAGGCCAAAGTGATGGTTTTCAATGCTGATGTCAGTTCTAGTTCTACTTGTTCTTTGGTCAACTGGGTGTCTTTATCCACGATCTACTCCATATACTGATGATAAGTCTACTATGTATACGGTTTGGTCACCTGACTTGACTTCTGCTGTGTTGACCCAAGCTATGATTAGATCGTCGCCTATCTGTAGCTGAGGGGCTTTTTCTCCAGCTTCACTGCCTATGCTCAATATGCGAGCACGTGGTGAAGGATCCTGTTGATTGGTGATAAAAATACCACCCGCTGATCTCTGTTCACGCTCTGTCTTAGCTACCACTAGTTTTGTTCCTACTGCTTCAATCATCTATTTCTCCTTGTAATCTTTTCCATGCTATTGATCCTTTTATCACATATCCAGCACGACTGTGTAGGTGTAGGAATGCTTCTTGTTCTGAACGTATGCTGGTTGATACTATGACAGGCACTCCAATGGCTACCGCCCAACGTTCCCATAGATCAATCATGTCTCGTAGTAAGTTTATGCGATCACGTGTGCTCAACTTGAGATTGACGTGTGCCATTTTAGCTTCTGCCATTTCATCCTGTGAATAAGGCGTCCTGTTACCACGGCTTATCCAAGTATAGGCTAACAGTTGACCTGTGGTAGTATCTTCTGCTAGGGCTAGGAACTGTGAGGATAGATTATAGCGTTGATCTGTTATGGCCTTGTCTAGATTCCAAGCATAGTAGTAGGGATCAGGGCGCAGGATCTCTTCTATCTCTATCTGGAACAGGGTCTTGGCCATGTCAACTATGGCTGTTATGTCTCGTGCCTCAGCTAGGCGCCATTGACCTTGGGATCGTTTATTATTATATAGAAACTGATTCATCTTGTAGGACTTTCAAACGTAGGTGTTCTGCTCTAACACATAATGGATTGCCACAGGTATGTCCAAC